GTTGACAATCATGACCTCTTCGGCGATCATCAGGGATTCGAGTCCCTGGCGAACGGCCATAGCCTTCACGTCGTCGAACCCTCGGGCCGCGTAATCGGCTTCGAAGGTGACCGAATTCTCAAGACCCAGGCCTTTATAGGTAGCGATCTTGTCGGCTTCGGCGATCGTGATCACGCCGCCGCGGTTGCCTTCCGACACGCCGGCGAATACACCGAGCGAGTTAATGGCTGTGACGATGCGCCAGTTGAGCGCCTTACCTGCGCCGGGGACGGTCGATTTGCGCGGAATTTCATTGCGCAACGGCGTCAGGACCGGATACAGCAGCTTGGCGGTGGGTTCGAGATCGAACGCAACGAGGCCGGTGCTGACGGTGATGCCCGCTTTGGTCAGCGGATTGGCCTGGGTGCCTTTCAGCAGCTCCAGCGTTTGGTCAATGGTTACGGGGTCCAATTTATTGCTCCTTCCGCTTCTCAGCGGTAGTTTTGTGTGGGGAGATTTGCATCTCCCCGGGGTTGAAGGTTTGTCGGCGCCTATCTCTGAAAGGGCAGGGCTTAGAAAAACAACGCCTGCCCCACGACCGTCGCCGCCCGAAAATTTCTATCGACTAAGCGATCCGGCGTGTCATGCCCGCGGCGTGCGCGGCTTTGATCGCTTCGGTCGGATCAGTGATTGCTGCAGGCTCAGCGGCGCCGGGCGCATCCGCGACCTTTGCAACCGCAACTGCAGCGACCGGAGTCGGAACCAGGCGACCCGCGATCAGTGCGAGCACTTCGTTGCTCTTGGCCATCGCAGCCTTGTTTTCTGCCATCGAGGTCTCGATTGCGGCGAAACGCATATCGTTGGCCTTGTTGAGGGTACCGGTGGCTGCGGCTTTCTCTGCCTCTTCCTTCTCGTCTTTCTTCGCTTCAGGCTTCGCGTCGCCTTCGCCCTGCAGCGCGGTGATGCTGTCGGACATATCGGAGTGGGCTTTCGCGATCTTGTCGACGTGTTTGCCGATTTCCTTCAGGTGCGTTTCCATCTTCTTCATTTCGGGGTCGGTGGAAGCTCCGGCCAGTTCAATCGCTTTATTCAGTCTTGTGACCATAGAGGCCACCTCCTTTTGAAGTTGTGCTGCGGCCGCTTTCGCGGCTTCAGCGGGTTCGCCGACCAGTTCGGTAACTTCCTCGGCGGCGAGATCGAGAAAGATTTGTTTAAGGCCGACGAGCGCGACCCGCAATTGCGCGGGAATCTTCGACTCGTCGCCTTCGCGGTCCGCTTCATACGTCAGCGACTCTTCCATATACGCGATCTGCGCCATGATGGAAGCGAGCGTTCCCACATCCCACATGCCTTTGCGAAGAGCCAGCTTCTTCACGAGAGCTTCCGCCGCGGCCGCGTCGATGTTTTTCGCTTTCGCGAGGGCGGTGACCGCTTTCGCAGGCGCGAACTTCCGAAGCTCGCTGGCGCCGTCGCATTTCACGTAATTGAAAGTCGCCGACGCGAGGCACGGACTGTCGACGAGGCTGATCTCAGCGATCGAGGGCGTGTACCGCATCGCGCCCTTGATGACCGGATCCGCCCAGCGCTTGAGGTAATCGCCGGCGATACTGTAACCCGTATACGTTCCGCTGATGCATTTGGCCGCTTCAGCCAGGTCGATGACGTGGCTTTCGAGCTCCATTGATCTGTTCGTGTCGTCGAACGAAATGGCAGTAGCGATGCCGGCCGCGATCTTGCCGTGCATGCTGCGGATATTGCCGAGGCTCTTGCCTGCACTGCGCAACAGAGCGGCATCGCGCCATTTCTCGACCTCTGGCCGGCCGGTGGCCCAGTCGAAGATTTCGTTTGCAAGGTCAGGCTGTTCGGCGGTCGCGCGCCCGCGGACGATACAGGTACCGTCCGCCTGCTCTTCGACCTTCGAGAGCTGCAGGAATGTGTTCTTCAATGTGTTGCTCCTTCCGCCTCACGGCGGTAGCGTTTAAAGTTGGAATATGAACAGGCGCGGCTTTTTCGAGTTACTCGCGGGCGTGACGGCTGCCGCCGCGATGAAGCCGGCGCTGCTGCTTTCAAAGGCCGCGGTACTCCCTCCGGTGGTCCCGATTCAGTGGCCCGCCACCGCGCGTTATTACACATTTGGCACATACGTGGCGGAGACTCTTTGCGTCCCGTACCACCCAAATTGCCGGTGCGTGATCGCAAACATTCAACTGCCGTACTATCACGAAGAAGTCGTGATCTACCGCGCGGCCTGATCGGCCCGGACCGCGATATCGTGCGCCTGAACAGCGGCTTCCATCTCGTCGACCGCGGACGACCGCTGCACCTTCAGGTCGGACCGCTTCCGCTCTTCGACGACGATGGCGGCGGAAATCCGTTCTACCTCCGCCTTAGCTCGCGATACGCGGACGGCGGAAAGCGCAAGCGTGTTTCGTGCCGCCGCGGAGGCGGTCATCTGACCGTGCATGACCGCTGCGACATTAACGGGAATCGTCGACTCCGACACGGCCTCTCCCACAAGTGCAGGTGGCGGGGCGTTCTTCACGAATCCGCCGGTGGCTGGGAATTTGCTTTTGTTTTCCATGAGTGTTATTTGGCCGTCCGATCGTCGGCTTCGAGTGCCGATTGGTAGACGGCGTCCGCCAGCAGCTTGGCGGTAGACGCCGTTGCCAACGTGGTTTCCGCCGTCTTCTTTGTTGCCAGCGCGGTAGCGCGCGCGGCTCTCGCCGTTACCACGTTCGCCGCGGTTGTTGCATTTTGAGACATAATTACTCCTTTGGAATTTCGATCTGGCTGCAGGCGAAACACGTCGCCACGTTCGCGGATATCGTGCGCGCTTTGCACGCCGGGCAGCTCCAGCTGCCAGCGGCTGCCGCGGCTTTTCGCGCGCGGCGAAGAATCATCGCGGCGAGCGCTGCCTGCGCGGTCGGGACTACGAGTTGCTGATTCATATTTCCATGGGCCATGCCCGCCAAGTCCGCACGATGTTCGACGCGAACAGGTACTCGCCTCTCCACCGGCGGCCATGCGGCCGCGTGCCGATCCAAAATCCTGAGCTAACGCAACGCCGAGCGAATTCGGGAAAACATCGGCGAAACTCGAATCCAAACAGCGGCGTGATCACGAGCAGCTGCCAGCCACCGTACCAAGGGACGCGCCAGTCGTTTTCGACCCGATACGAGAATCGCCAGATGCGGAAAATGGACGGTCTGTGCATTCGTTCTTTCGTCGCGGCGCGCCCTCGCTCTAAACGCGGCCCCGACGGCGAAAAGCGCGCGCGGGGGCTAACGCGTGAACGCGCCAGCGGTGATGCGAAGGAAGGTTGCGGAGATGTGGAGAAGGGTTATCGTCGATTTCTGCCGATCAGGATATAGGTTGGCGAATACTGCCCGTAAACCGCAACGCCTTGGGATAAGGTACCCAGATAAACATTTCCGTTGCCTGGAACCACGGGGTACTGAAACTTCGTGAACGTCCCAACTGCATCGGCTCCGCCATTTGTGCTGGACCAGAGCACAGCGAGAGTCGCCGGGTCCAATGCCTGGATAATACCGGGCTGCACCGATAACTCAGAACTGGCCGGCGCGCTGCTGGCCCATACGATGCCGTTGCTCGCGCCATTGCTGCTGCCGGACATCATGCCACCCGGATAGGCATAAGTCGCGCTGCCAGCCGATGGGGCCGCCCACGTTGTGCCGGTCAAAACCGACCGGTACAGATTTCCCGCCGTAATCTGGAAGTAGCCTATTTTATTATTCGGATCGTACAGGTCGCCATAGGAGCCGGTGTGCGCGCTGATGACCGGCGTCCCGAGAGCGACGACCTGATAGCCCGGACAGCCCCCCACCGCGCCGCCAAGATGCCCGAGGCAGGTTGTGGTTGCGGTCAGAAAATCGAAACTCTTGGTTGAGAAGGAAATTAGCGCGGTGCCCGGGATCAGCATCGGGTTAGAGCTTGCAATGTCAGCATCGGTGGAGTTTCGGGTACTCCAGTCTGTCGGCGTAAACCAATCCGTCAGGGTGAGTGTTGACCCGAATTTCAGAACAGATTGCCCAAATGAAGTGGTCCCGTCAAACGCGCCATTGCCGGTGACTACGAACAGGTTTCCGCTGCCATCTTCCGCCGCGCCGCCGCCCCATGAGAGACCGCCGCCCTCTGCGCTGGGAGTCGTGCAAAAGGCCCCGATCTGAGAAAGCGACGAATTGTAAGCGAACATCCAGCCGTGCCAGGGCGCGTAATCCGCATAGCTTCCACATCCAACGTAGATGTTTCCGGCAGCCGAAAGCGTTATCGCCATTCGGCAAAGCTGGTAGGTCGGGAAGAAAACCACGTTGCCGCCGCTGGTCGTATCCGAGACGGTACAGGCATTGCCGTATTGCGTCGTGCAGGGGTCGCCTGTTCCAGGGACCGCTCCCGTCACCGTGACGCTCGTAATTGTCGCACCGGTTTTCAGGTTGAGCTTGTAAAGCACCCATGTAGGCGTGGGCGTCGCGCAGTCAACGTAGATAACTGAGTTCACCGGATCGACCGCCGGAGTCGCGAGACAGCCAATCGTCAGAAAGTAAAAGAACCCCTCAATGTCGGTGCGGGCCGTGCCGAGGTTCGCATGCCAAAGCGGCGCTGCGCTCGGGTTGGCCGCATCGCACAAATATACGTCGTTCGTCATGGTGGCGACCAGCATTCCATTGACGCTGCCGGTTGCCGCCGCACTGACGAAAACAGGCTGACCGTATACAGCTCCGGTTATCTGGTTGTTGCAGAGCCGGCCGCGCAAACCGAATTTAGCCCCCGCCACATTAGCTGGCGTGAGGATCGTTTCTGCCGACTGCCAGCCGAGTCGTGCATTGCCCTGGCGGTACTGGGCGGTAACGAGCAGAGAAGCGCACAGGAATAATATAAGTGTTCGCATGTCAGTTTATGAATGCCAGACCGAGGAATCCTGCGGTCGCGTTCAGCGCCGTAGCCGCCACGTCCGCTTGATAGATATTCGATGTGATGGCCTGCCCCGCCGCCAGGTGCAGAACGACGGAATAGTTACTGCATGCCCCAGGTCCGGACTGAGCGCCATAAGGGATTCCGGTCGGGAGCGCCCCATTAACGTATACGTTAAGTATGGTTTGGCTGATTCCTGGACTAGCTGCTGTGTCCCAGCATGTCCCGGTCGTTGCAATATACCAACCGCTTTTCCCTGCCGGGATTGTAAGAGTATTTGCAGTGCCGGTAAAAGATCCGTCGTCACGCTGAACCGTGCCCAATACAGCCGTGGTGAATGTGTTCCAGCTAACGCTTTGCGGTGTCGCGCTCGTGATGAGTGCGCCCAGATCAGATCCCACTGTTCCAGTCGCGCCTTGCGGTCCAGTTGGGCCAGCCGCACCGGGATTCGAGATATCCCAATTCGACGTGCCGTCAGCCTTGATGATCGATACAGGACAGCCGCCAGCGGGCGTGGGACAGGCAAGTACCGTGACGTTTGAAGTGCTGCCTGCGTTGCCGGTGAGGCTGTGCGTGGTGAGGTTGATCGTTAGTGTCTGCGTCGTGTTGTTCTGAACGCCGATGCCGCAACCCGCGACGGGCGCGATCAGAGTGTAGGTCAGCGCAGACGAGCCGGTGAACGTTTTCAGCGATGACGGGCAGTCTGACGAAGTCATTGTCTGGTTGGTGGAGAATTCAGTATTAGCCGCGAGCGCTCCTGTAGGTCCACTTGCTCCTGCAGGTCCAGTAGGTCCGGTAGCGCCGCCGCCCCCGCCGCCGCCCGGTATCGTCGTAACCTGCGCGGCGCCCACGCGAACGAGCGCGACCGCGACGGCGAAAAGAAGTACGAGGCGTTTCATTGGAGGAACGACCCCTGTGCCGTGAGGCCGACGCCGGAAGCGAGAAACGTAAACCCGCCAGGCGCCCAATAGAGGCGGCCATCTGGCCAGACAATGATGTAGGCGGTGTTTGCCGCCACTGACACAGCGGGAACCAGACAAACCGGGACGGACTGCCTGTCGCAAAGCGAGAAAGAAATCGCGCCCGACGTCGGATTCGAGATAGTGAACCCCTTCAGGTAAGCGTCGCCCGTTGTCACTACGACTGTTGACGCCGCGACTGCCTGCCCTTTAATCTGCCTCTCATTCGACGGCATATACGCGGTGCAGACGGCAGGCGTGGCCGTATTGCACGTTTGCGTTGACTGCGCGAAAGCCGGGAGCGCGGCTGATGCCAGCGCAAGCAGCGTGAGTAGAAATCGGTTCATAAGTTTTTAGTCCTTCGCCAGCACTGCGATCAGCGAGCAATTGCAGCCCGGGTGATACGGCGGCCCATCGTCCCCAGTGGAGAATTCATCGTCCACCGGAACAGCGCCGTCTTCGGCCGCGTCATTACATTCGTCGTCGACATCGTGATCGTCACTGAGCAGCGATTGCTTTCCCTCGACCAGTCCGGAGGCCTTCCAGCCCTCGATTGAACCCTGAATTGACGCCTTCGCGGTTTCCGTTTTCGCGATCAACTTCGCCCGGGCCGGGCCGAATGCCGTACTGTCCTGAATCGCAGTCTTGAGCTGTGCCGGCGTCATGCCATCCGTATAAGCCTGTTCAATCAGGCCCTTCAACGTGTCGCGCGTGGAATCTGTGATCGCCCACCGGGCGTCAGGATTCGCGACCAGCTCGCCATCAACCCACCTGCGGCCGACCAGTTCCGCTCCGCGATCGCGCGCCCAGGCGGCGGCGTTTTCGTTCGCCAGGCTGAACAGACCCTTGTCTGTGATTTCGAGCGACTTCAGAGACTTCGCCGCGCCGGCGATCGCAACCTTCTCTATCGCTTCGGTCAAGGGTTCGATCAGTGGGTCGAAATCGAGGTTCAGATCCTCCGCAAGTCGCGCTGCGTTGGCTGCGGCAATCTTTCCGGCTAACCCATCCGCGCCCGGTGAATCCAGTTCATAGGCGGCTTCGATGTCTGTGGCCGCTTGTTTACCCGTATTTCCGAAAGCTGCGATTACTGCTTTCCTAATATCCGCTTCGGCGGTGGCGCGGCCCGGAAGATCCTGATCCGGCGACACCGCCAGGGTTTTTGGGGGCGTTTCGTCCGCCTTGGCGAGGAGTACTCTTCGCGACTTTTCCGCCAGCGGCAATTCCGTCGCCGGCGCTGGTTCGGGAACGCCGCCAACGCCGCCGGGCAGCGGATCGCGGCCCAACTCCTCGCGGACCTCGTCTTTCGTCAGGACCTGTTCATCGAGATAGATCTGGTGAACCTGCGCCCGTTTCAGCGGGTCCGGGTCCAGCTTGTCGCCGAAGTTTGCCTTGATATCGGTATAACCCCAGAACGTCTCCACCAGGAAGTCGAGGAATTCTTCGATAAAGAGAAGGATCGGCGCGAGCCCTTCCTCGTCCGCGGTTTCCTGCGACTGCTGTGCGGTCGCCCGGTTAACGGCTTTAGTCGCCCACGTCGGCGAAACCGAGAACGCGTAAGAAACAATGCGCGCCAGCCATTCGTCGAAGTCGTCCTTGAGCACTTCGGCGCGCGGAAACGTGATAGCCTTCCACGCCGGCAGAAACCGCATCCGGCGCCGGGCGTCCAGCTGGCCAGCGGTGCCATCATACATATCCTGAAAGCGCTTGATCTCAGTCGCGCCCCATGATTCGTCGACCGATATCAGCGCGTCGTTGATATTGCCGTCCGTGTAGAACGAAAGCTGCGACATCTGCCTGCGCAGCGCGATATTGACAGTCGTCAGGATCTGCTCAACGGGCCCGAAGCCGTAGATTTTATCGGCCAGAACGTTCCGCGGCCTGTAGACCAACTCCGGCAACTCCGGCATGCCGACGATGGATCGCAGCGCAAACGGCAGTGGGGCCATCAGGTTGATGGCGGGGAGACCTTTCAGTATCTGCTGATATCCCACACTGGGCGGCTCCGGCGTACGGCCCTGCGTATCGATCTTCTTATCGATCGTGGCACCGTCAATGATTTCCAGCCGGCCAATTTTACCCGCGAGAGTCCAGCGCGGCAGAATCGAGAGAGCATCGATCACAAAAACTTCTTCGAGCGCCTTGCGTATCCAGGTCTGCCATCCGGTGCCGTCCGGGTTCTTAAAGAAATCGTTGATTTCCTTTACGCGCGGATCGGAAATGTTGCGGTCTTTCGTCGCAGCGTGTAACTCGCCGTCCTGCTTTTCGACCCCGAACGTCAGTGGAATCGCCGCAACCTGATCCTTGCGTGTCTCAATGACAATTCGAAGAAGGTCGTAGCCGCGGGACAGCGCCCGCAGCTGCGCATACGAAACGCCAGATTCCGTGCGCCGCGTTTGAAACTGCGTATTAATCGAAAACTGGTAATCGAGAGCGCGCGGCTCGGTTCCCGCGGGGGCTACAGCCGGCAGCGGCTGGCCCGGGCCAAACCAATCGCCACCGGAAACACCGGCTATCAGCGCCTGCGTACCGGCGACGAGACCTCGCGAGGTTCGGGTTACGAGCTCGGCCGGTATCGGCGTGCTGATCGCGCCGGGCGTGAGCGCGACTATTTTTTGAACGAGCATTTTATTTGGCGGAGTCGGCCTGCAGCGGTTTAGTCTTCTTCACTCGCGGTTTTGGGAAGGCGCGGCCCAGCGTGGTGCGTTTGATCTCGACGATGTTTACTTTGGGGACCGTCAGCCACATCCGCACGTTGGTCGCGGCATCCTGGCATTCGGTGCCGATGACGATCGAGTCCGGCGTCTCCTTAATAAGGAAGCCGATCTCATGCAGTTCTGCCAGTGCGCCCAGCTCCGCAATCGGGTGCTCGCTCATCGAATGGATGGCATCTTTCCAGCGGATATAAATAATCGTCATTGGTTTCATTTCCCAAACCACCAAAGCGACACGTAAATACCCGTGACCGTTCCGGCAACCCCACCGACCGTGTAGCCGATCCAGGGGATCAGCGTCGTATCGTCTGCCTTAGCGATCTTGCGCAGCACGAAAAAACTCAGCGTGCCGAGCGTCGTATCTGTTAGAACGGCGGCCGCCACGTTGGCCTGCGCGACCGCCCGCCAGGACAGCGTACAGATCGACCAGCTCAGAAACTGCATCGCCGCGAGCTTGAGCGCGTCGATCAGTATCGGCCTGCTCATCAGTCGCGCCCGGTCAGAATCGCCACGTAACAAACCGCAATGCCACCGAAAACGAACGCGGCGGGCAGCGACCAGCGCGAAATGCCGAACGCCACGAGGGCGATGCCGGCGATGAAGAGCGCGTCCGCGAAAGCGTGGCGCGCGGGAAGACGAAGGGACTTAATTTTGTCGGCGATCATTTTGAGATTTCTGCGAGGTCTGTTTTGTCCGGCGGCGGGCACCCTTGAGGGATTGGGATGCATATCGTGACCTTCGGCATGATCGAAGATGCGAAACCGCAGTCGATGGGCGGTTTCTCGATGAGCCTGTTATCAGGGCCCTACAATCGCGTTCGCTCTTTCATAGAAATCGTTTCAGTGCTTCGGCTTTTGCCGCTTCTTCCGCGGCCTTCTTTTCGGCGGCCAGTCCGGTGTAATACTCGAAAAGGTTGTCGCCGGCGGATCCGAGCATCAACTCAGTCAGCGCCCACACCAGTGCGTCGACGCGATCCGGCGAGCCGTCCAGGTTATCCGGCACGAAGGTGCACATCTGCGATTCGAGTTCGCCGAACAGGCCAACATGGTGAACGCGCCCCTGTTCGTACAGCGCCGATATCGGCTCAGCCCTGATGACCTTGCCGCGCGACGCGTGGACCTTCTTGTACGAAACGTTTCGGTCAATGACGCGGATTACGTCTTCGACGAGATCTCCGCCGTTATTGACTTCCGCGACGAT